GTCCTTACCTCTTCCACGGCGCTGTCCCCGTCCGGAGCCAGACCGCTCAGAATTACCATTTCGTTTTCGTTGTCCCATATCGCCCACCTGTATCCCTCCCCTCTCTCGTTACGCTCTACTTTCCAGACTTCGTATCTTGATTCGTTTCCCATCGGTTATACCCTATCGCCTCCATTGCAATAACTATTCCATCGCGCAATCCGCGATGGTACTCAGTATCGTCCGCCTTCCCCGCAGCCCAAGCGGCTGAAGAGTGAAGAGCGCGCATGCCTTCTCGAATTGCGTCAATCTTCCCTTCTTTTCTTGCCGCCTTAAGCGCCTCAATGAATTGCTTGTTCACTTTTTCTTTGGTCTTTCTGGCAGGTCTCGCTCCATTGGCGCCCCCCAGAGACCGCGATTCAATGCAACTGCAATCAGCGCATAGTTCGCGATATCTAGCAGGGTGTCAGTGAGCGACTCGTCCTGATCGTCAGGGATCGGGTCAAGAATGACTTGACCATTAACAATTTTCCCGTTCAGGAACTTTTTTGCCCGAGCGACCTTGTCATTGCCGATTCGGCTAATGACGCCGTGTAGCCCGAGCTGCTCAATGTTTGAGTCACCGTACCTAGCTTGCTTTTCGCAAAGCAGCGCGTACGCCTCGTTGTAAATATCGGTAAATGTCCTCTCAAATGTTTGGCTGTCGTCGCTGTAAATAGTAAACTCTAATGTCTTTATTACTTCTTCCATACAGCCCCCCTTTCCCTGACACCATAGACCCTTGTCCCTACGGCGTCAAGAGCGCCCTCCTGATCCCCTCTTCAAGGGTGATCCTTGGCTGGTATACCTGGAAACTCATTACTGGATCGGACACCCTCCAGAAGACCCCGACTGGCTTGTCTGGGTGTGTAACAATTTCTGGCTTATATCCAACTTCGCTACACACAAGGTCGGCAAGGGCGAGGAACGATGTCGGTCGCCCGGTTCCGATATTCAACGGGTCACGATAGTCTTGCTCAATCGCTGCGTTCACGGTTGCAACAATGTCATCAATGTGAACAAAGTCGCGTGTCTGGTGCCCATCACCCCACACCTCAAATGGATTGGCTCTGCGCTTCGCCCTCTCAATGAACGAGGGGAACGGGTAGTCGAGAGCCTGATCCTCACCGTACCCAGAGAACGGGCGGAAGATATGCGTGCGTACGCCCTCCGCCTCGGCAAACTTTGCAAGGTATTCGCCCGTGAGCTTAGACCAGCCGTAGGTGAAGTCTGGGCTTCGTATGTCGTTAAGGTTGATCATGTGCTCGGCAAGCGAAACGTGGTCTTCTCGGGTTTGCAACTCAATTGGGTACGCGGCAGAGGAGGAGAAGTAGACCACTCGCTTCTGCTTCGTCCTAATAGCCCACTGCCACATCTCGGCATCAATGGAAAGGTCAACAGCCACAGAGAGAGGGTCGCCTTCAATCTTCGCTCGGCCGCCAACAACTGCTGCGAGATGGATCACGAGATCCCACTGGATATCATCTTTTCTAAAGAAGTCACGGGCTTCGCGTGGGGTTTCTGCTGCAATGTCAACGCCAAAGACATCGTGGCCCTGGTCTCGGTAGAACTTAGTAAAGTGTTTTCCTACAAAGCCACGGTGGCCGGTGATAAGAACTTTCATGATCTAATTGCCAAAACATCTTTGTCCATTTGCGCGATAACGTATTCATCATACGCGATGCGATCTTTTTCATACACATGGGAGGCGTTAACTTCCTGGTACTGAAGGTCGTTGACTGCCTTTCCCGCAAGGTAATGCAGGTGCTCAATGATTACATCTGGGTTGTACTGTAGGTTATCCAACTTTATCCCGAGATCTCTCCAGAAATTGTCCATGTACATATGCGTCAACACTGGTGGAACCATGTATCCAATCTCTCTCACAATGTGTGCGGACATAACCACCGCTGTCGGGAGGTTGCTCCCCTGAAAAAGATCGTCTCCGTATGCGACGCCTGGCTTATCGCCAATGGAGTCACATAGGATCTTGTCCCATGCGTCAGTTCGCGGCCTGTGATCATCCCCCATGAAGGCAAGGAAGTCGTAGGAGTCCTTGTTGTCCCTAGCAATGTGGTTTAGCGTCCCGCCCATGCGCATCCGCGGATTGATTACCGCGTGATTCAGCACATCTTCGGTGTATATGCTCTTATCGTCATCGTCAAGCCCGAAGACGATGTCGGAGCATGCGGATGTCTCTCGGAACTGATTAAGCAACTCTTGGCACGCGTCCGGTCGCTTTCTGCTCGGAACGATAAGAAGCATTCGGTTGACCCTGCTCATCTAATTCCAACCTTTCTGGCTAGCAGCCATGCTGTTTCCTCGTCGCTCAGCCTGCAAAGAGGATCTAATCCGTCCCCTACAGTTACAAGGTACGGGCTCCCGTCAAATGAGTCTCTTTTGTCAAGGGTAATAGTCATTGGGAACTGCGTGGAGTAAAGCCAGTATATGGCCCAGACTCTGTCGGTTGGCGCATTGCCCTTTTCAACACTCATAGATGCATCATACACGATGCGCTACCTAGGAAATGTTGTAGTATTTGGCAGCCGCCGGTGAGTACTCCTTTCCTCCCGGCGGCACCACTCAACTCTTTAGTTCCTTTGCCGCGTCTGAAACCAGATCTTCCTTAATGCTTTGAAGGAACTTCTGCTCTGCGCTGGCGTCCGACCTGTCAGCGTTTAGCCCGCGCAGCTGCACGGTTACATCCCGAACTGCGACAGCGAGATCTAGGTCTCGGCGGTAGGCAACTGCCCGGTAGGTATCTGAGGCCACTATTGGAGTCCCGTCGCTTGGAATCTTCCACTCGTCTTCTGGCAGGTCGCGGACGATGGCAATCCCCCAAAAACCAGACGCGGAGCGCTCAATGATCCAGACGCGCTGGTCTTCCAGCATCTCCTCGCTAAGTTCGTTAAGCGCCTGATCAACCCCGCTAAATACTTGCTTCATGATGCCTCCCTAGTAATAATCTGAGCATGAGGCAAAATAGCCACACTCGCAGACAAGTTTGCACTTAAGCTGGTCCATCTTAGCCCCACAGTTTATGCATGTCAATACGAGCTCCTCGGCGCTCGGTTCTGCTGCATCTTCTATTGACACACTGTCTTCTAAGATAATATCCATTTTATGAATAGTACACCACGAGAGGGCACGCCGCAGCCAGAGCCGTCAGGGGTTGACGGTGAGGTTCTTCGCGAGCACGTCCACCCGAGGTTTGTTCGGACTGGGTGGTACTGGGGCCCCGAATGCCCAATCGTGGCGGGGCACGGGGCAATGATTGACATTAAGGGGACAGATCGCTGGTATTGCCGCCACCAGTATCACGACATTGACGGCACGAGGGCGGTCTTCTCGGAGGGTGAGCTGATTGACCTTGAGTTCGCCCGTCTTACCTCAGCAGAGGCGCCTGCCCCCTAGAACTTGCTGTAGGCGGGGCTGACCCAGACTTGCTTCTCAACCCCTGGGCGAACGAACCTGCCGCCCCATGTGGACTTCACAATGATCGGGGAGTCGAGTTCCCACTTACCTGCAACAATTCCCGTTGCCTTCACCTTCTCGCCCCACGTCCATACGGTCTCAAACATTGCGTCTTTAGTGCTAGGGTGGATAAAGACAAGGTCAATGGAGTCGCGCTCAAACAGGTCTGCTACCTCTATCGGATCATCGTCAATTACCTTGACAAAGCGTTCTAGTCCACAAAAGTTTATCGTTTCGTGCAGTTCACCAGTGTCTCCGCCCACGCCAATTGAGAAGAATTTGATGCTTTTCTTGGCGTCTTTGATCGCTTGGGCAATGAGGAATGTCTCCCTGCCGCCGTCCCTGCCGACCTCAACGATGGCCGATCCGTCTGGCAACTTTGCTATGTGGTCTGAGATAGTCTGCGCCCCCTCCTCGCCCAGTGTTCCAGGAAGGTTGCGCCAGTCCATTAGATGCCGAAGACCTTCGCAAGCGCGTAGATCGCGACCACAAAAATTAAGCCAGAAATGAACCCGGCAAAGCTTGGGCTGGCCAGCACCTCGCGTTCCGCAATTTCCTTGTAGATAACGCGGTTTCTGAAATCACGAGAAACGGCTTTCCGTGCCTGATGCCTAACGACCCTCTTGCTGCTCATCCGATACCTCCGCTGGTGTTGCCAGCAAAAACCTTGCCGCTTTGGTGTTCACAAAGTCTGAGACCCAGACATCCTCGCCAATGGTCTCAAAGTGATTTGACACCGTTTTCCAGAACGATTCGTTCTCTCCCCACCACCTAAGCCAAAAATAACCCTCTGGGGGAGTCTTGCCGTCTATTCTACACGACAGTCGAGCAAATGCTGCCCCCATATGGTCAGTGACCACCATGGAGTCGCGATCTTGGGTGAACCTGTAATGCTCACCATTGACCTCAACCCAGCGCTCTCTGAGGTGCCATTTCCCAGTCATTTCTTTCATATACTCCAACAAGCTGCTCACGATTTGCCGATCATTAGTTTGCGGGACATCCGCTTTCCCAGCCAGCCCAAAGATGAGGCTCTGGAAAATCAGAAGGATACCATTCCATTGCCTCTGGCGGCCAGCACGGAAACCACTCAATCACGTCAACGCCTAGTTTGGCTAGTTCATCTTTAAGCCACTGGCGATCTGCCGCCTCTTGCATCCCTGCAGCATCCTCCCAGCTGGTTGCCATGCCCCACCAGCATCTCCAGCCCCATTCAATTTCCATCCCTAGATGGCAAGGTTTTTCTTCCCCTAACTCAAATTCAAGTTTCATATGTACTGGGCGCATGGTTAGCCCAGATGCCGAAGCAGCGCGGATTCCGCCAAATTCTGGGATTGAAAAATACATGATTAGACCACAGGCTACGGCAAGTGCGCACTCGGCAATTTTCCTCATCCCCTCATTTGCCCCGCTAGAAACAGAATGATGGTTGTCATCGTAAAGATGATACCAATGACCCCGAACCAGTACCAGGTGTCAATTTTCACCTACTTGACCGCGTACTGGTGAAGCATGTAGCCCAGGGTAATTCCTACTACCCCAAGAACACCTTGGATGTTTGGTGGTGCCGGGACATACGCCCCAACGACCGAGAATACGAAGCCGACTGCCGCTCCGGTGATAAGCGGGATGATGTAGTCCATTTACTCCCGCCCTTTCTTTTTGGCGGTCGGGACAAGCGGGTTATTCACCACGCCGTAGTTATAGAGGTCGTCATCTGAGGTGATCCACTTGGATGCATCTTCCACATCCCACTTGCGCGTGTTGACCTTGCGCTGGATTAGGTTCTCATTCGGCTTTACCGAGAATGACGGATCGTAGAGGTGGATGCGGTTGTTCGGCTGAATCGCGAAGTTCCCGTCGTCTCGAGCGATGACATGCCCGCACTTATGCTGCCCTGGGTTCTGGCTGTATCCAACATCTAGCGTGTTGTAGTCTGGCGCACTCCAGTCCAGCGTGAACAGGTATTTCCCGCCCACATGGTTTTTGTGCCGATCCATGTACGAGACCCGCATGCCGTCTAGGGCGTAGAATTTTGTTACAGCAATGTTCGGAGAGAAGGAGTTCCACAGAACGAGATCATGGATGTCCACCTCTGGCACCCCCGGCTTAGAGCAGAACGCACTGATGGGCGCTCGCCACCAG